AATATTCGCCTTTTGATTACAATAAAGATGGTAAAGTTAATTTTCAAGATGTAAAGGCTGTAGCTAAGAAAACTCTTGATAGAAACAATGATGGGAAAATAAATCTTGACGATTTACATGGTTTAGCTGATTCGTTTTTGCCTACCCCACCTAAAGACGGGAAACCAACAAAAAGAGCTTGCGTTAGATGCGGCAAAGCACTAAAAAAGAAATCAAAATATCAAACGGGTGTATGTGTTGAATGTTATAGAAATCCTACTGATGCAGAACGGTGTGTAGCTCATACATCATCTGGTGATAGGTGTAAGAGGCGTATATCTGATAAATCAGAAAAGGGTTATTGTGGAATACATTTACGCAAGTTTGAAGGGCAATAGCCAATAACGATGGTATAACATCACTCAACACATGAGTGGTAGGCGGATACGCAAGAATTGTCCTTTCTGCCAACATCCCGAAAGAGATTCACTTGAATTAGATGTGCGAGCTGGTTGTCTTGATACTAATGACATTGATAGAGATCAAGGTTGGGCTAATGGTGTTGCTCATAGGCACATGAGAAATCATGCAGGTGCTTTTTTCAACGAATCAAACGTAGATTGCCCTGTATGTACGCACCCTGAAAGAATAGAAATAGAAACAGCAATCCTTGACCATAGAGCTACTATAATTGATTTTTCAGAAGAATTAGATATTCCTGAATTGACTATTTCTCACCACATGGAAAAACATACAAAACCATTAATTCAACGCCAAGCTAATATTGAAGTTATACCGAAAGCAATTCAGACAACTAATGACAGTTTGAATCGTGTTGAAAAGAATATGAATAGAATGGATTCTTTATTTTCATTACACTTAGATAGGTTAGAAGAACAAATGTTAGAAAATCCTGATATGGTTTCTAGTAAAGATTTAGATTTGGCGATTAAAATGCACCGGGAAGTTCGTGAAACTCTTGGGGAGCTTGCGAAATGGATGGATAAACTCAAAGAAGTGGATAAGGTTGAAAGCGTGTCTGTGATTAGCATAATGCAACAGTATTTCTCGGAGAAGGCCCCTGAAGAGTGGAGAGTTATCCGACAAATGTTAGCAGAAGCAGGGGTGATGGATGAATGAGTTTTCATATCGGTAAAAGACCAGAAGAGTTACAGCTCAAAGAAGGACCTTACAGCAACTATGAAGATGTTTTACACGGGGATATACCTTCTGATTGGACTGGGTTGATGGATTTGCTTGATGCTATGGATTATGTAGTTCAAGAATGGGTTGAATCAATGACCCCCTTTGGTTTATTAGATATGGCTAATGAGATTGCTGAGGAATTATACACAAAAAATCTGACTACTCGTTTTGCTATATATTCGTTCTTAGATTATGAAAACGAAGAAAAAGCAGATTTTGTTGATGTAATGAAGGAAATGAATAAGCTTAAACAAGCCTATGTTCCACTAGCTAAATCCTATGCAAAAGTTCCATCTCTTTCTCATTGGTATCTTAATTTGCCGATGCGTGTAGCCACTTCTTTCAAAACAATCAAACAACTTGAAAGAGATAGGGCAAGATTAGAGCTTGATTACAAAAACAATCCTAAAGGGGCGATGTATAAATGAGTGATGACGATATTCTCAAAGTATCGGCTAATCCCCGTGATGTAGGTAACTTATGGCGACCAAGAACACAAGAACATACAGGTGGTTTCAATCCGAGAGAAGTATTAGATCTTCAAATCAATCCTAATGAGGATGATGATGATTTAGCTCATAACTCACGCAACACTACTGAGGATACAGAAAGCAGAGAACAAGCAGACCCCGATAAAAGACGAGAAAAGGCTATGAGAGAATTGTTGCCGGGATTACAACATATTCAAATTAAACCAGAAGTAATGTCTGATGTAATTGAGCGTTCACCAAGATTTGAAGATGAAAACAAGCTTCTTGAATCAAGATTGGGGGTTGATTTAGGGGCAAGGGGATTATCATTTTCAGCTGGCGCACATAGAGGCACGGTTAGAAGTGATACACCGTATGTGAATTACGGGCGAGGAACAACAAACTCATTTGGTAAGTCTGAGAGTTTATTGAAAGCTGCAAAAGAGAGGTTTAAGTCACGCAAATACGAAGATGATGAGGATGATGAAAAACCTAAGAAAAAATCAAACAAGCGTGATAAAAAGTCTAACAAAAGACCTGCAAAGAAAGGTAAGGCCAAGAAAAAGGGTAGAGCTAAGAAAAAGCCAAGCAAGAAAATGCCTATGCCTAAAGGCCGTTCACCACCGCCAAGCGGGGGGATGTCTCAAGGACAAATGCCTCTTAAGTTCCGCAATCCCGGACAATATAATCAACAACAATCAAACAAACGTATGAAGAATCCAAGTCCTATGGGTGCAAGTCCTATGGGTGGCGGAATGCCTCAAGGTAAAGGAACGCAGTTACCATCTTCTCCTAAAATGGGAACAAGGATGCCTATGCCTATGAGGGAAGATGCAAGAAAACCCGATAAACTTACAGATAAGGATCTTGGCGACCCTCTTGGTGCAGTTGATCCACTAATGACAAAAGCAAAAAGCGGTTTTGATAGTTTAAGCAGAACAGAAATTATCGGTCTAAAGAAAAAGATTGAAGCTCTTATGCGTAAATTGGATAAATTGGCAAAAGCGGGCGTAGAGAACGAAGCCAAAGACAAAATGGGTGCTACACCAAATAAAGATACAGGTACAGCACCTCAAGGTGGAACAGAAAACGATGAAAAGCCATGGATGTTTTATGAGGATGCTACACCGCTATTAGTAGCGGGAGTAGTGGGCAAGAAATGAGCCGTTCATGGATGTTTGACCCTAATTATTTCACCATCCAAAAAGGGTGGGGTGTTTATGATTTAGACCAAGTTATTGAAATGTTTGCGAATGGGCAAGGTGCGGCAGTTCAAGATTTGATGCAGTTAGACCATCATAATGTTAGAGAAAGCGAATTGTCTGGTGTTGAAATTGATGCTATTGATATGGCTATTAGAAACTCTTTAATTCCTTCAGAAGTGTATGAAGTATTACATAACGGACCTACTGATCCTAATTTTCAAAATGCCGCAAAATTAGCTATACAAGCTGGCGCACCTATAATTAATACTGCAATTCAACAACAGAATAATATTAATATGGGTAGGGGAATAGCTCAAATGCCTATGGCTTTTCAATCAGATAGGTCAGGTTCAGTTCAAGTCAATGTGCCGTGGGTGCATGGTGCTTCTGCTGAACCATCTCAGATACTTATACCGGGAACAAAAAATGCTAACCCATTCAATTCTAACAATCAATTAGTAACTCATATAACAAGCACTAATACCAAAAGAGAAGAAGGTTGGGCTAGACCTTACGAAGAAGCATTACAAACGGCAGGTCGAGAAGAAACAAAAAGAAACGATAGATATATTCGAGGACATAAGGATTTGAGTAATCGCAATTTAATATCATTTAATGATAACAATCAAGCAATTCAAATGAATACTGCTGTCCGGCAACACTTTCAAGATGCTTTAGGGCAAGGAATTGATAGAGCATCTGCTCTTAGCCATGCAAAAGAAATGTGGATGCAAGATAGCCGAGCATTTCACATGACAGGACACCACCATCACGCTCAAGAATCAACTTATGGCCGTGTTATACGACCAGACGATGGCGAACAACCATTTTCTGACCAAGATATAGAACACGAAATGCAAATGCTTCAAGGAACAGACCCCGAAGTTACCCAAGCACCGCAAACAAATCCAAGTGCTGTAATTCATCCCGATCACCGAGATACAACTTGGATGAAAAACATGGTATCTAACCAAAGACATTCATTCTTTGACAAAGATTCTGGTATCGCAAATCAAAAAGTAGTGAATTATCTTGCAGAACATCATCACATGGATGACGCTCAAGCTGCACAGTTTGTTGAAGATGTAAGCCGAAAACAAAACGGTATGCCTAAATCGGGTAGTATCAAAAACAGATTTACAGAAGCTCTTCTTAATCATCATGTAACTCAAACATCAGCAGTTCCTACATGGTATGATGATGCACCCCCGCCAAATGTAGCCGAAGCATTGAATCCTTCACAAACATCTATGCAAGAACAAATGCCAATGGCTTTATCGCCCGAACCAATAACAATTCACACAGCTCCACCCCCCGAAGCTCCTGAATTACCCGATGCACCAATATCAAGACCTGAAGCTAATACAGCACCATCATTGGTATCATCACCAATTCCTACCTTAAACCATCAACACGGTATAAATGGCGGGAATGCAAATATACCATTGATGAATGCGAATACACAGGGCGAAGGCGGGGGCGGTATTATGGATCAAATTGCTACTATACTTGGCCGTATTGCGGGCAATAGAACAATTTTACGTTCAGAAGATGCAAACCAAATAGAAGAATACCTTGAAAATGTTCAATTAGAGCTTGCTAAGGCAGTTCTTGAAGATGTATATGACGTTCCAGCTTTTGATATAAACTCGCCAACTGATATTGCTATGATGGGCGCACATATTCAGAAACCAACTGCTGATGTAATCAGTATATTGTTCACAAAAGGAGATTGGCGAAATATTGCTAAAACAATTGGCATCGAACATGAGCAGGTTCAAATGGTAAAGGTGGCGTTTTCGTGAATGATTTAATCCTCAAAGCTCGTTTGCATGAGCAAGAACAATCAGTATCTTACCAACTTCAAAATAATTTTAGTATTGACAAAGGACTGTTAGAAAACTACAATGCAGGTCAGTATAATACAGGTCAGCAATCTCCTGTTAATACAAGAGTTCAATCAGGTGGTGCTGTAAGAAACACTCTTGGTGCTGTAAGAGATGGGATGACAACAGCTCTTGCAGGGAATAATCCTTTCAACGCAGGTAATCGAGCCGCAGCTCAAAGAGATAGAACACGTATGACCCCCGAACAGCAATCAAATATGGTAGCTCAGCAAAATAAAACCTTAGAGCAACAGGGAAAGGATAGTCAAATAGCAGGTCAAAATGCAGCTCAAGTAAAACTTTTACAAAACGCTCCGGGTGTAGCTTCACCGGAAGCTAAAGAAACAATGGGCGATATACAAAGCGGTCAAGATCCATTAACTAGCTCACAAACAGGCGAAGCAACAGGTGGTTCAGCAACTAGCTTTATGGGTAATTTTGCTCAAGGCGTAGGAAATCTTGTTGGTAGAGGTGTAAATGCGTACAACAACGCTACTCAAACCAATTCTGGTACAGGGTCAGCAGGGCAAGGAATACCACAAGCAACGCCACCACTAGCCTCCACAACAGGAACAGAAACGAATCAAGAAGAAATGTCAAACGAGGAATACTTAGCAGCGGGGATGAACCCTGCTCAGAATCCACCTGCTCAGAATCCACCTGCTCAGAATAATCAATCTTTTTCAGTCCAAGAAGAAGCAAAGAAAAAATTAGGGCAAGGTGCATTAAATGATGCGGAAAAGCGTATGAATACAAAGGGTGGGGTAGCTACTAACCCTTATCTTGGTGTTTTGACGGGTGGTCTATCAAATGCAGCGGGTTTTGCTTACAACAGATACCAAAGAGGGCAAGGCAGACAAGATATGCAAAGATTAGCAAATCAAGGAATGAGTATTCAAGCTTCAGAAGATATTCTCGAACATTACTATGGCGTTCACAAATCAAGATTAGAAATTACAGATAGGGGTAGCACGGAGGCGATTCGGCTTGCCTACAGATGATATATTTGACCTAGCTTGGAATATTGCTAAGAATGAGAGATTCAAATGCGGTAAGTGTGGAAGTGATTGCCGTGTTGAAATTGATGGAGAAGAAACTACTTGTTGGGATAGATGGCATTCTTCAGGGCAACACGAACAAGATATGGCAGACGATGAAGAATTGAGTTCATCTACACATTCAGAAAGACATTGTGCTAATTGCGGTAGCTATGAAGGAGCTGGTTTGATGATGTATGAACATCCTATTTGCGATGATTGTTGGCACGGTGGATGGGCTGAATCTAATAATGCTTGGGAAGGAGGTGAATCCGAAGCTGAAGATGTTGAGAAAGGCTTCTTTGGCGATTTCACAAGAAAGGTCAAACAGAAACAAAAAGAACAAGAAGCTCTAAACGAATACATAGTCAATAATTTAATTAGAAATCCTGATGGTTTAGAAGCTGGTGTTCGGCAACATAGAATGGCATTAGAACAAATGAATAAGCCAAAGCCAGCCATACCCGAATCTATGGATTCCGTTACTGCTTCACCACCTACACTTACTGAAGAACCAAAAATATCAAATGATGAGATACAGCCTGAAACCGTAAGAGCTGAAATACCGGGAACAGGATTTACAGGCGGGGCTGAGGGTGCGCCTACACCGCCATCTCCAAATAATTCAGAATTGGAAAACGACCATGAATTACTACGGCTTTTAACCTCACAACAAAAGTATGAAGAGGAACAGGAAGCAAAACTAAAAAATCAAGAAGGGTATGAAGAAATAGAAAGGCTTCTCGGAAGAGGCGAAGATAAACAAGCTTCAGAACCACATCAAGTAGCGGATAGCTGGACTGTCGTTAAAGATCCATTCGCAAATCCGTTCTTCAATGATGGCTTTGCATCTCTATCTGAAGAACAACCACCCGAAGTTACACATGATAACACACCCATAATTTCACTACAACCAGATTTAATCAAAGGCGAATCACCCGAAGAAGCTCTAATAAACGCAGGTTTTGATGCAAGAAGAGGTGATGATATGAGTTTGTTGCCTTCAAGTGCATTCAATAAAGATGCCGAAGCTCCAAAAGGGGATACGAGCTTGCTACCTGCGGGGTGGGATAGTGAGTAGCTGCGGTTGCGCTTATTGTGAAAACCCTATTCCTGAAGAATGGGGTGAAGATGCTGTTTGCGAAAGATGCGCAGGTGATTCGGTACAGAATACTGAGTGCAGATGCCCCGACTGTTCAAACCCCATGTGCGATAATTGCGGTAAGAAAAAGGGGGAATATGTATTGCCCGGAGAGGGGTCAGCTATGTTGAGCTGTAAAGATTGTAAGGATGAAATCTTATCTTACGATGTATTAGCTAGAGATTGGACTAGCACGGGCGAAAGATGCGAAGATTGCTTATCCCAAGAAACTACCGGACCCACCTTTCAAAGTGATTTCCAAGAAATGAATAAATCTTCTTTTGAGAAGGCTTGGGGATTCGTATGAGTGATGCCGTTCAAAGATTAGCCAGTAAGGTTGATTTTGAAATGGGAAGGCGTGACTTCCAATACTTCTTTGAAGATATATGTGGATTTCAGCTCGCACATTTTCACAAAGAATGGTATGAGAATGCCGAGAATAACAGTAAGATATGCGTTATAGCAAGCCGTGATCATGGTAAATCTGTATTCTTTAGATGCTATTTGTTATGGAAAATGGCTTACAACCCTAATACTGAAGTTCTATTCTTTAGCCACAGTCAGCATCAGTCTATTGACCACATGGCTAAAATGGATGAGCTAATAGTTACAACACCAGCTCTTGCACATCTAAAGCCCAAAAGAGGTTGGGCTAAGCAGTTATTCAAGTTCACCAACAGGTCATCTATTCGTGCTATGTCTATCGGTAAGGCGGTTCGTGGGGCTCACCCTGACATAGTAGTTCTTGACGATATTCTATCAAGTGAAGCTCAAACACAACTAAAGTCCATAGCTACATGGTTCTATACTGCACTTCTTCCTGTTCTTCACCATACTGCTCAAATGTGCATTGTCGGAACGCCTTTCTCCTATACTGATTTGTATTCTGAGTTAAAGGGTTTAGACGGTTATTGTGTTAGAGAATACCCTGCAATTAACGAAGCTTCAGGTGAACCACTATGGCCTGAAAGGTGGAATCTTGATGCTTTGAATGCTCGTAAAGGTGAAATGACTTCTATTGCTTTTACAAGAGAATACTTATGCAAACCGATAGCTAGTGAGTCAAGCTTATTCCCCGAAGAAACATTAGAGAGAGTAAAAGATGACACTTTGGCTTTGTCATACTATCCTGAACCAGATGAAGCTTTGAATTATTATATTGGTTGGGATCCGGCAATCAGCGCAGATAGAAGGGCTGACTACACTTGTATGATTGTAATAGGTATGGATGAAAATAGGCACAAAAGAGTAGTTCATGTTCATCATGAGAAAAATATGGATTTTAATCAGCAAATAGACAAAATAATTGAATTGAATACTCGATTTAATCCTGTTATAATAGAGCTTGAAACTAACAATTTTGCTATGGCATTTAACCAAGTTCTTCAAGAAATTAGTGATTTACCAATCAAACCTTTCAACATGAGTAGGATGAAAAAGGAAGCACTTATTCATACATTACAATTGCACTTTGAACAACGGCATTTACTTATTCCATACAAGGATGAAGGTGCTACTCGAAGGCACATGAATGCTTTATTGACTGAATTATCATATTTTACTATGCTTGATAATGGTAAGATGGCGAGTTTAGGGGCTCATGACGATATGGTCATAGCATTAGCTCTTTCAGTTCAGGCTACTAAAGAATATAGAGAAAACATTGTAATTCTTGATGGTGCTACTTGGCAAAAGAGATTGGGGTGGCAAGATGCTTGATAGACGTTATATCAAAAGTTTGACAGGTGTTGAAACTCTTGCAGATTCTCTTGATATTCGTAAAAATCCTTTGGCCGCAGCAGGTTTAGCTGCAGCAACAGGGTTCGGTGCAGCCGTTGGTTCTGAAGCTACTCAAGCATTACAAGCTAAAGTTTCAGAAGCAACGCAAGCTCTAACAGCATCGCAAAAGGTGGATGCTGACAAGGCTAACAAGGCTAAGACTCAAGAGGGGCAGGGTGCGGAGATAGAAGGTATGGATAGTCCTGAAAGCTCATCTCCTACATCTGATGTGGATGGTGAAGTGTCTGCACCTACCAAAGAAGGCTTACCTACTGACCCAAATATACAACTATCTCTTGACAAAAATTGGTTCTTAGATAATTTTGGAATGACGGGTTCAGAAATGGCATCTTTATTAATTCAAAAACAAGAGTTAGAAGCTTTAGATGCACTTTATCCCCTTCTTATTGCAGAAAAGAAAGCAATATTGTCATCATTTCCGGGTGTTTCACCACAGTTAGTTAAGAAATTACCATTAACTGATATAGATTATGATCGTTTGAATAGATATTCTGGAAGATTAGGTATTCCTTTCAGAAGGTTTGTAAAAATGTGGGAATCAGCAAATACATCACAAGCTAGAAACGAATCATACAATGTTTGGAAATCTGTTGTTGATGCTGACCAAAGAATATCTGCAAGAGAAAGAAACATTCTTTCACAATGTTCTGATTTGTTATTAAGAAAAGGTGCTTTGAATGCTCATACTTTGAAGTTTAATGGTGTTCGAGCTAGTCCGGCTGAGATTTCTTCTTTAATCAAATCACATGGATTTCTTTATGATATTGTATCGGTAGGGGTTGTTAGTAAATCAATAGGAAGAGGGTTGTTTTATGATATTAAAAGACGAGATGTGATTTTGAAAGATGCACACCGTTTCTTAGCTGGTTTAATTGAAACAGGTTCTACAATTAAGTTTGATATAAGATCTAATCCTCGTATTGAATTAAACTTCAAAGCCCCTACTGCACCTTGGTATGCTACAGCATTGAATAAAGAAATAGGAGTTGATTGTGTTAAACCCACAGCAGGTGGTCTTACAATAGAAGGAGAAAAGGGTGTGCTTAAAGCGTTAGATATGGCTTTGCCTCATATTATGGCTGAAAATCACGAAGCATTTTTGTTAGAGAAGGCTCTCAGAAGAGATAAGAATGCGTTGATGGTAATGATACACGATTCACTTGACAAGAAAAAGCAAGTTGCATTTTTGAAAAGTAAAAAATTATCTGTTAGCAATTTTGATTTGATGAAACAAGAGGTGATGAAGAGTGGTTGATAAGAAACGCATGGACCGAATATTTTCTGCTGTTGGTTTAGATATGGAAAGGCATACAACGCCTATTCCTTCTATGCCTTTATTCACATCAGGGATTCAAGAACCTGCACTATTACAAGGTATCACAATACCAGCTTTGTATGCCGCATCATACGAATGTATGGTTTTAAGATCTATACTGAATCATCTTTGTGTTGAAACTTTTAGAAAAGGGTGGGGTTGGAAGCCTAAGTTTGTAGTTAAAAGCGTAGATACCGACCAATACTTCAATCAAGAATACGAAATGGATCCTGAAACAGGCGGGGAAGTTAGAAAGGCAGATAGGAGTCAAATTGAATACGCTGATGCAATATTTAGTAATGTAAATGGTATGGGTCAGACATTTATAGACGTTCTAAGAGAATTGGAAATGGATTTGAATATTGTTGATGACGCATATTTAATTGTCACAAAAGAATATTTCATTGACCCTCAAACTAAATCACCTACTTTCTTTAGAATAAAAGAGATTTCAAGAGCTGACCCTATATTTATGAGAATACTTTCTGACAAAAGAGGGGTTAGAGGCGGTTCACAATATACTAGCTTAGTGGATAGAGCATATAGAACAACAGATGCTTCTGCTCTTTGCCCTACAACTGGTATGCCCGTTGTTCCTATTCATTACATGAATCTTGCAGGTGTAGGCTCAGGTCAAGTCTATACTGAGGGCGAAGTAATACATATTAGCAAATGGTCGCCATCTAAATTGTATGGTCGAAGTCCTGTAGCTACTATGTGGCGACAAGTAAATACTCTCATAGCTATGGATAATTATGTTTATTCAGCTTATCAAAAGAGAAGAATGCCAAGAGGTGTTATGGTAATCAAATCATCTAATATGGAAACTGTTGAAAGAACAGCTCGTAATATTCAAGAGCATCTTGAACGTGATCCAAATTACATACCTACAATTGGTGTTGAAACTGAATCAGGAAGAGGTGGTTTAGAATATGTTAGAATGATGGATACTCTTGAGGAATTACAGTATATACCTATCAAAGATGATATTCGCCAAAGAATATCTGCATTCTATGGTGTATCAAATGTATTTATGAATGACGTATCTGGTGGCGGATTAAACAATGAAGGTATGCAAATTGTAGTAAGTAATAGGTCTGTATCTTTTTCTCAGTCTATATACAACAGACTTCTATTCCCTGCTTTGCTTGANGCATTTGGAATAGATGAGTGGGAGATTACATTAACGCCTCATGAAGAAGAGGATGAAATTATGCAACTACGAAGAGATGAAATGGCTATCCGTAACATGATGCAGATGAAACAATCTGGATTTAATGCTAAGTTGAGAGATGACATAGACGATGTATATCTTAAGTTTGATTATTCAGAACCAAATGAAGAAGAAGTAGCTGCTCAAGAAGCTGCTATGGCTCAAGAACAAGGTGGGGGGCAAGCTCCTGTTCAGAAAATGGGCGAGTTTGAAGTATTCAAAAGAGATGTAACTGATTCAGTTCATGGTAGTGTTCCAGACGCTTCGGCTATGGTATCAACAAGAGGTTCAACTATCAGACCACTTAGAGAAGGTGGAATAGCTCAAACAAGAGGCGGTCAAACCAAAAAGAATGAACGTATAATTCACAATGAAGGTTCACCTATTTCATCTAAAGGCAATAAGGATACAGATAAAACATCATCTGAAAAAATAGCTGATGCCAAATTGAAAAGATTGAACATAGACGGCCAAAGAGGTCAGTCTGATGAATAACCTTGAATAGGATTGTATATGGTAGGAGAGTTGATAGTTATGGGCGAAGCACTATTTGACCTTAAGAAAATGGACCCTATGGCTCGCAGATGCGTTGCTTCTGTTGAGGCCATGCAGAAAGCAATTGATTTGAATAATCGTGATGATGTAGCTAAACATCTTGAAGCTGCTACAAATGCACTTAAAGCTCTTTCAGAAGATTTGGTTTTACATGATTCGCTTGTTAAAGCATTAGGTAATCACATCAATACAGATGAGATTCGTAAGGGTGTTACATATACCCCTCAAAACACAGAAAATAACTTTAATGGTGGGGAAGATGCTATTGCTTACGGGGTAGTAAGACCGGGCAGAAGCGACAGACTCTATCGTAAGCATCAAGTGTTTTGAGGTGAAAAAGTGGCGGGATTTACATCAGATAGAGGGTCAATATCAGACCGAATGAGAGCTTTAGAGATACGCTCATCTCTCCTTCGCAAAGCTGGACCTGCAGATCCTAATGCAGCTATGATGGCATCAGACCCTAATACACCAGCAGGTGCGGGTTTAGCTAATACTCAACCCGTTCAAGACCAATCACTTGTTCCACCAGTAGTACCTGCTTCTGCGGCAGGTAAGAAATATTACGATGAGTTATTAGCTGCGGCAGGGCAACT